GACGTCTTGTACTGGAATATGTTGGCGGCCGTGCCGACGATCTCAATGTCGACCTCGTCCGGATACTCTAGGAACACTCCGGTCTTCGACGGGTGCATCCTCTTCTGGACCTCTCGTATCAACTTCTCGAGGGTCTGAGACTCCTCTAGGCTCCTAGGCGAGAGCTTCCAGTTGAACGAGTGACCCCTCAGCGGGGTGCCAGTGAACGACGACACCAGGTGAGGGTTGACTATCTGACCTCTGACCTGAGCGACTATCGACTGCGGGGTAGACGCTAGACCAAAGAGCGCGCCGGCTATCTTCTTGACGTTGCCGGCAGAGATGGCTGCCTCGACCGCCTTGTACCCCTCGCCTAGCTCGTTCTTAGCTGCGTTAAACACACCGGTAAGGTCGACGTTGGGGTTAGCCATCGCAGCCAGGGTCTGCTTGGCGTTGCCGATGAGCCCCATCTCTGACTGCACGAACTGAGCGTCGAACTGCTCCTGCAGGTTCGTAGGTATGGGCAGCACGATGGAGCCGGTCGCGTTCCTGCGCTCTGAGTTGTTGGTGAACCTCTGGTACTTGTAGAACCGGAAAGTCATGTAGTGCTGTCCCGGATCTTTAGGATAAATAATTCCAGCGCTAGCTCCGCCTGGATTGCGTCGCGCGTCGAGCTGCTGCTGTATAACTGTCTTGGCCATCTATGGGTACCTAATGAGCTACAAGGGCCGGTTCAAACCGAGGAATCCTACTAAATACAAAGGGAATCCGGACAATATTATTTATCGGAGTCTGTGGGAGTTGAAGCTCATGAGGTACCTAGATCATCACACTGACGTTCTAGAGTGGGCCAGCGAGGAGTTCTACATACCGTACGTGAGTCCTATAGACAAGAGAGTGCACAGGTACTTTCCTGACTTCTGGATTCGAAAGAAGAACCCAGACGGAAAGGTTGAGACGTACGTGGTCGAGGTGAAGCCTTCCGGACAGTCTAAGATGCCGATCATCGAGGGCAAGATGACTCGAGGGCAGAAGAGAGACCTGATGGCTTACGCCATTAACCAAGCCAAGTGGAAGGCCGCCGAGGAGTTCTGCTCCGACAGGAAGTGGTCATTCAAGGTCTTCACTGAGAAAGAGCTAGGAATTAAGTAATGGCTATAAAGTCGACGGCGTCTATCTTCAGCAGGGAGCTGGGTGCCGCAGTTCAGAACCAAGAGCTACCCAAGAGGGCGGTCGACGCTAGGGACTGGCTCCGCAGCCAGGCTCAGGAGGTGCGCCGCGTCAACCCGAGCGGGATCATCAGTCGCAACGCGCAGCTGCAGACAAACCTAGTCGTTCCAGGATTCATGTACCTGTTCAACTACGATCCGAAGACGAAGGCAGACCTCCCGTTCTACGACACCTTTCCGCTCGTCTTTCCTTTCAAGAAGATGCCTGACGGGTTCATGGGCCTGAACATGCACTACCTTCCCCTACAGTACAGGGCCAGGTTGATGGACGCTCTGTACGACCTGGCCTCTAACAAGAGGTTCGACGACACCACGAGACTGAGGCTGTCGTACCAGGTGTTGAACGGCGCCGCGAAGTTCAGGTACTTCGAGCCGTGCGTAAAGAGATACCTTACTAGTCACCTCAAGTCTAGGCTTCTTCAGATAGACTCCAGCGAGTGGGACACGGCCTTGTTCCTTCCTCTCGAGAGGTTCCAAAAAGCGGGCAAGGCAGCGGCGTACGCCGAGAGCAGAAGAATCATAGGAAGAGGATAAATGGCGACCTTCTTAGGCCCGAACCAGATACTGACCGACACCCAGCCGAGGCAGACGAACCTCGACGTGGTCAGAAGAATCGTAGTGCAGAGAGACGCGGCCGAGAGGTCTCAGCTCAACAACTCCATCCAGAAGTTAAAGTCTAACGTCCTGTCGTCTATGCAGGGAATCTCCAGCACCAGCAGGTTCCTAGTCACTATAACTCCACCAAACTGCTTCAACTCGGCCATCAGCGAGCAGGTGGCGCAGACGGACTCGGAGCAGGACGAGGTCATAGGGGACAGCGCTCAGTCCGGTTTCTCTAGAGTCTACCTGCCGTTCCTGTGCAGCGCGGTCAACCTTCCGGGTCTTACCCTCGACACGCAGGACATCTATCACTACGGATACGGCTACAGGTCGAAGATGCCGACTGGCCAGAACTTTCCCGACGTGACCTGCACGTTCTACGGGGACAGTCGCTTGCTGACTCAGAACTTCTTCACTAAGTGGATGCAGTCAGTGGTTAACTTCAACGGCAGCGCGCCAATGAACGGAACGACCACAGTCAACGGTGCCTCTCCTTTTGAGATCTACTACAAGGAGGGTGAGAAGGGCTACCAGACAACGATCGACGTGACGGTGTTCGACGTCAGGTCAGAGGCCATGACCACCTACAAGCTACACAACGCTTTTCCGGTCTCCGTCAGTGACGTCTCCCTCGCGTGGGAGAACACGGATCAGGTCTACCAGTTTACAGTGACTTTCTCCTATGACTACTGGACCTCGACGTTCACCAAGGAGAACTCGATCGAGAACGACCAGGAGAGAAACATCAACACCCTCGTGTCAGCTCTCACTGTCGGAGCTGGCGTCGAGGACAGGACATACCAGCCGACTCTCCCTCCGATCTACGGGACCGGCCCAAGCTACAGCTACTACAGCATATCTAACATCGTCGACACGCTGGCAGCTAACACCCTGCTGGCTCTGTTAAATAGGTTTGGAAGAATTAGATAAGGTGACAAGGAGTCATTATGCTACCTAAGATTGACGTACCAGTGTTTGAGTGCTACCTCTCGTCGCTCGACGAGACGGTAAGGTTTAGGTCTTTCACGGTCAAGGAGGAGAAGATTCTTCTCGTGGCCAAGGAAGATGACGACGTCAAGAAGATGATCCTGGCAGTCAAGCAGGTGATGAACAACTGTCTCATCAGCAAGGTCGACCTAGACCACCTAGCGTTCTTTGACTTTGAGTTCTTGTTCCTAAACATCAGGAGCAAGTCGATCGGCGACGTGATTCAGATCGGGATAGTCGACATCGAGGAGAAGCACACCTACAGGGTCGACGTCAACATCGAGCAGGTTGGTCTCATCGAGAACCCGGAGCACGACAAGATCATCAAGCTGACCGACACCGTCGGCCTGATCATGAAGTATCCGACCATAGAGTCGATATTAGACATAGCCAACACTGCCGAGCTGGACGACGACGCGGCCTTCGACGTTATCAAGGGTTGCATCGAGTCGGTCTACGAGGGCGACAAGGTCTACGACCTCAAGGACTCCACCAAGGAGGAGGTCGACGAGTTCTTCAACTCCCTGTCGTCCGATCACTTTAACAAGATACAGAAGTTCTTCGACACCATGCCGAGACTGAAGCACGAGGTCGAGTACGTAAACAAGTCTGGAGAAAAGAAGAAGTACGTCTTGGAGGACGTAAGTGATTTTTTTTAATATGTCTCTCTCATAACACGCTGTCGAACTACTACAACTTGAACTTCATACTCATGCACTATCACAAGTACTCGATAGCAGAGTTAGAAGCCATGGCGCCCTTCGAGAGAGACCTCTACGTATCGCTTCTTGAGTTCCATCTCAAGCGAGAGAAAGAAAGCAGGAAAGAGTAATGGCACTTCCCAAGCTACTAGCCGGAGCGGCGGCCGTACCAGTAGGTCTCGGTAAGATGGGGATGAGGACGGCTGCCTCCATGATCAGGGGAGCGGTGCAGCCCTTCACCCCGCGCGGGATAGTCGAGGGCATAAAGGGAAACCTAGGGATCGACACCGGGCCGGCGATGATAGGCATCGAGGCCATCAAGGACGCTTACGCTAGGTTAGCCAGAAAAGACGCCGACACCAAGACAGACAAGCTTAAAGAGTCCGCTGAGAGGAAAGACACTCAGGAGGTCCTAGTCGAGAACACCAAGGAAGTCAAGAAAGGCTCCAAGGAAGTAAAGAAGACGACGACCGCGGTGGTCGACAACAAAACGATTCTTGAGAAGATCTCAAAGACTCTTACCGGCGTGGCTCGCTCGCTTGAGAAGATAAGCAAGTCGCTCGGGCCGGACAAGCGAATCAAGATGATGGGAGAGGGCGGGGGTCTCGGTGGCTTGCTCGGAGGACTCTTTGGTCCTGACGGCGCGCTTGGAGGTCTTCTCGGTGGTATTAAGAATCTGTTCAGTGGAAACGGTCTGCTCGGGATGCTGGCCGG